AAGATCCGCTTAATGATGGTTTTGTAGAAGTATCACTATCAAATAGAATATTTGAGGACTCTTCAAATTGAATAACAATTTTAACTTCGTGATATTGTAATCCTATTAAAGGTAATGCAAGACCTATATTTCTACAAAACCAAAATTCCAATGGTATATATAAATTCATATCATTTTCACTTCCACTAAAAAATTTACCACTTTTTCCACCAACCATTTTGTAATATGCTTCTTTTTTTCCAACAGGCAAACTTAATTCGTTCCATATATACATCCAATCGGAATAATGTTTATCTATTTTTTGACCACCAATTTCAACTTCGGCATACTTAATAGCTTTTAAACCAACATAAGGAACTAATTTATTATCTACATGACCTTTTGTTATTTTTAAATTTAAATAAGCTCTTGATATTAAATCCCCATTTCTGGAAACAGTAGCAGTTACTCTTTGGCCAAAACCTACAGTACCATTAAAAGTTTGTTGAATAGATTCTAAAGCAAAATTAGTATGTCTTCTATATACAACCTTAAAAAAAGTTATTTGTGGATTACCTGTTAAATATACATCTTGAGCACCATAAGCAACTAATTGTAAAAGACCTCCTCCCATAATTTATATCTAATTTATACTTATATAAAAGAAAAAAAAACTTAGTTAGAATAAGCAATACCTCCCATACCAGATAATATTCTTAATACATTATAATTAACCGCATATATGCATATTTGGTGACTGTTTTCAGTAACATTTGCAGCATCTTCATATTCAAGATCTAATATTGCAGTATCTATACGAGACATATTTAATGTTCCCGATGGTTGGTGTTCTTCTGGTTTTAATGCAAACGAATAAACATTGATACCAGGATTATTTGGAACATTTTCATGATGTTGGAAAGGTTGTACTAAATTAAAGTATCTTCCTTCTCGCGCATGGAATCTATCGTTGCCATTTAATATTAATTTACCGCTTTTAACAGGATTTATAGCACCCACATTATAAGATAACAATTCATTAACAATGGTTAATCTATCTGCTGTGGGAACTAATACCGTATTCGAAATTATAGACGTAAATGAGACGACACTAACTTTAGTGCCATCAGAACCACCATTATTACGCATGCTATTAATATTATCATAACTAAAATCAAACCAATCTTCGTTATTATCGCTATTTTTTTTAACAACCCATATTAATTCTTTGACTGGATGATTGAAATTTAATTTAATTTTTTTACCTGCAGATTCCTTACCAGTAAATTGTAATTGCTCAATTAAATATTCATGGGAAGATTGAGCAAATTTTCTTCTTTCATCGGTATCAAGGTAAATATAATCAATCCATAAGTGAGCATTTAATGTTTTGTTTTTTAATTCAGGTACATATTTTTCATCAGCTTCAACGATGGTATATATAACATTTGATTCTTGTTCGAATTCAATTGTTATTTTAACTTCATGATATTGTAAACCAATTAAAGGCAATGCTAATCCAATATTTCTGCAAAACCAAAATTCTAAAGGAACATATAACTTAGTATCTTTTAATCTTTCTCCTCCACCACCGCCTACCATTTCGAAATAACCATTTTTCTTGCTTTCAGGCATACTTAATTCATTCCATATATACATCCATTCAGCATAGTGTTTGTCTATTTTTTGACCACCAATTTCAACTTCAGCAGATTTTATTACTTTCAAACCAAAGTAAGGCACTAATATTTGAGAATCAGAATCTAATACCAAATACGCTCTAGATATTAAATCGCCATTTCTAGAAACAGTAGCAGTTACTCTTTGGCCGAAACCTACAGAACCACTGAAAGTTTGTTGTATAGATTCTATAGCAAAATTTGTGTGTCTTCTATATACAACTTTAAAAAAGGTAATTTGTGGATTACCAGTTAAATAAACATCTTGTGCACCATAAGCAACTAATTGTAATAAACCTCCTCCCATTATTTTTTACTTATTATACTTATATAAAAGAAAAAAAAATTAGTTAGAATAAGCTAAACCACCCATTCCGGACATTACACGTAGTACATTATAATTTGTAGCATAAATTAAAACTTTAGAATTTGTTTTAACAGTACCTTCTCTAGAAATATATAAATGTGCACTATCTATTCTTGACATATTAAGAGTTCCCGAAGGTTGGTGCTCTTCTGGTTTTAATGCAAATGAATAAACATTTATTCCTCCGTTTTTAGGAACATTTGTATGATGTTGATATGGTTGAACTAAATCAAAATACCTACCTTCTCTTGCAGCAATTCTGTCTTTTCCATTTAATTTTAATGAACCTTTAGTTAGCGGATTGGTGCCTATAGTGTCAATGTCATTGGAAATAGAGAAGTTATTCCAATTTTTCATACTTGATGATTCGCCTTCCGCAGAAAGGTCTCTTTGAACAACCCAAATTAATTGTTTTACAGGATGGTTAAAATTAAGTCTAATTTGATTTTTAATATCTTCTTCGCCAGTAAATTGTAATTGTTCAATTAAATATTCGTGTGTTAATTGAGCAAATTTTCTTCTTTCGTCGGTATCTAAGAAAATATAATCTACATAAATTTGACATGTAAGTGAAGCAATTTTAGAACTATCAGTACTATTATCATAACTAGTATACTTTAAACGAGAATCATAACTAAATTCTTCATCGACATTACTAGTTTGTTGATCTAAATTGTTAGCAAGTTCAGTATTAGTAAGTATTTCGTAAGAATCTGTGTTAACGGTGAAAGTATTTGGAGTCGCAGACATATCCTCCGTACCACTAGTTTTCCTTGTCCATTTTTGTCCATCGGTTGTTATATAATAATTACTATCATGTGTCACACTTTCAACTGCATAGGGTACATTAAAATAATTGTAAGCTATTTCTTCTTTATCAGCAAATTCTATTTTAAATTTTACTTCATGATATTGTAATGCAATTAAAGGTAATGCCAAACCTACATTTCTACAAAACCAAAATTCTAAAGGAACATATAATTTAGTTTCTACAGTTCTTTTACTTATTTTTAAACCTGATTTACCTACCATTTTATCATAACCATATCTTTTTCCGATAGGTAAACTTAATTCATTCCAAATATACATCCATTCAGAATAATGTTTATCTATTTGTTGACCACCAATTTCTATAACAACATTTTTTAATAATCTTAAACCTAAATAATTAACATAAGCTAATTTCTTACTGTCCCTGCCATCCCATTCGAGAGCAGGTATAGTTAATTCAACATATGCTCTATTAATTAAATCACCATTACGCGATACAGTACATGTGATAGTATTACCATATTGCGCTTCGCCATTAAAAGTTTGTACAATAGATTCGATTGCAAAATTAGTGTGACGTCTATAAACAACTTTAAAAAATGTAATTTGTGGATTACCAGTTAGATAAACATCCTGAGCACCATAAGCAACTAATTGTAATAAACCACCGCCCATATATTATATATATCTTATACTTATATATTAGAAAATAATTTACATATAAAAACATGGTTTAATAAGTTATTTATCAATATGTTTAAAGACAAAACATCAAAAAAAAGACTAAATAATAATATAATTGAAAATAGTACTTTAAATACTATGCATTTAAATATAATTAAAGATTTTGAACAAAAAAACGACGAATACAATAATTATATTGAAAAATTTAATAATTTGACTTTAGAAAATAATACAATAACATCAAATATCAAATATTTTAAGGATAATTATTCAACAAAAGAATATGATAATTTATGGACATCAAATATAACAATAAAAGAAGAATTAATTGACTTGAAAAATAAAATAAAAGAGTTAGAAAAATATAAAGAAATTGATTATTATAATGATACAAGTCAAATTTTATTTGAATATTATGATATGATACAAAATGAATCAAAATTTGATAATAACAAAAAAAAAACTGTTCTAGATGCTTTAAATAATAAAAAAGAAGAAAATATAAATACTGATAAAAGTCAATTAGTTGATGAATATTTATCTTTAACTAATTCTAAACATATAAAAAAAAACAACAAAAATAATTTAGAAATATGTAAGGTGTGTGATACTAATTTAACATGTTTACAACATGAAGCAATTTTAATTTGTGGAAATTGCGGATACCAAGAGTTACTATTAGTTGAACAAAATAGACCAATATTAAAACAAAATGCAAAAGATACTTCACATTTTAGTTACAAAAGAATAAATCATTTTAGAGAATGGTGTAATCAAGTGCAGGGAAAAGAAAGTACTGATATACCAGATGAAATATTTGAAAAAATTCTTGGTGAAATCAAAAAAGAAAAAATAACAGATACAAAAACAATAACATATAATAAAATGAGAGAAATATTGAAAAGGTTAAGAATAAATAAATATTACGAACATATCAATTATATTTTAAATAGAATAAATGGTATACCAACACCACAATTTTCTCTGGAATTAGAAGAAAAATTATGTATAATGTTTAGAGATATTCAAGCTCCATTTTTAAAACATTGTCCTAAAGACAGAAAAAACTTTCTATCATATAGTTATGTTTTATACAAATTTTTTCAAATTTTAGGATTACATGAATATCTAAAATACTTTCCTTTATTAAAAAGTAGAGAAAAATTATATTTACAAGACCAAATATGGAAAAAAATTTGTGAAGAATTAGACTATCCTATAATACCTTCACTTTAATGTATTTTTTATAACATTTCTTATATTATTTTTTTTATTTTTTTCAAAATTTTTAGTTAATTTTTTTAATATATTGT